CATATTGCTAGCTTGGGCGAACTTACTATTTCCCTGAACGGTTACTTTACCATTTCTCCTGGTTATGAATAAACCAGTGGGCACTTCAAAGCACCAAACAACTCCATCATAATCAACTTCTTCTATTTTTGTTCGTGGGAAGTTTAGCCAAGGCTCTCTCCCGTCCTTGGCATCAGACCAAGAAACTAGATATTCTGTGCTACCGGATTTTATTTCTCTGCTGGTTACAGAGGCAGAGAATCCCAGTTTAATGGCAACTTCTTGAACATCTTCTGAAAGTTTTTTAGATACGGTATAGTATCTCCAAGCATTGGAATATTTATTATTGATATGACTTCCATCACCCAACACAAGGCACTCTAGGAGAGTTGCTAGGTTGGAAGAATCCAAATCTTTTACCCAAGATGGAATTTTTTTGTAATGGGAGATGGTTTGCCCATCTTGGCAGATTTGATCTATAAAATAGTTGGTCAGATCTTTGCTGTTGATTCTTCCGTTCCAAGTATTTGCGCCAACAAATTTTGCATTGCTGTTGTCTACAACTCTCTCTTGGAGATGTAGATCAAATAAAGAAGCAAATTCCCTAAAGGTATTTTGAATATCCGCCAAACAATCGGACTTAACACTTTGTACAACATCAATATAAGTAGAGCCTTTTATTGAGCTTAGGTGACCTTCCGAAATGACGTATCCTAAAAATTTTAAATACAGATCGGCAGGGACTTCCTTGCCAAGAACATTTACCGACTGGATATTTTTTCCGGTCCAATTAACACAACCAGTTAGTTTATAATCTTTGCTTTTGTTAATTTTGCAAGCCGGTACTTTTTCTTTATTTGTCCATACCTTTTTACCACCAACCATCTTTCTTTCTTGAACCCACATTTTATGATTTGGAGTAACTAAAATGTCTATGTTTCTTGATTTAAAAGAATGCATTTTGCCACGGTACTTTGACATGTGCATTTCGATTGGTTTGTGATATTCTATTTCGTTTGTGTTTGGATTGACGCAAGCAATCTCTACATTTTCTTTTAATGTTAAAATTGAAGAAATGTTGCCGTTGTCATCTAAAGTTGCGCCGTTGACATAATTTGGATTAAGATTGACCGAGGTTGATTCGGTAACAATATCAAATATTTTCTTAAATCCGTCCTTTGTTAGAACCTCTGTTTCCTGGTCGTAGCATTCTCGCAAAAGATCAAAAAGAACTAATTGTCTAAACACGGCAACTGGCAAGCCGGTGCCACGAATTTCGTAAGGAGAAATTTTTCTAGCAATGTGGTGAATATGAAAGCTATCGATGGGGATATTTTCTCCACGCTTAACGCAATCAATGATATGTTGATTTAACTGCTTGCGTTGTTCTACGTCCCTTGGCTTATTGGAAAATACAATTCGCTTTAGATTTTCATCAGCCTTCATTGTGATAATAGGGTCGCTGGCAGAAACAGATCGGCTAACTACCATATAATCTGGGTTTTGAATAACTAATCGACTCCATTTACCAAGGTTCTTGTCATAATCGGCATAAACAAATGCTTCGCCAAGAAGCCAGTATTCTTGAGCTATTTGAATGCAAATATTCATCAAATCTAATTCTTCGTTCATTTCTGAGAAGAACTTTTCGACTTCTTTATTATAGCATTTAATATTTAATTTGCTAATTGGATAAGTGCTGTGCAAGCTAATTGCATTTTGTATAATGGGATTTAGGGCAAAGAAGCTACGGCACCATGCATTGATAGTAGCCCTATCCCTTGGAAGAGAAAGGTTGCTAGAAAGCCAAAGCGGCGAATAAACTTCTGGGGATTGCTTGACCGTATCGCTGCCGCCGCCAGTTCCATAGGGGCTTACGCTATTGCTAGATTGCGCTTGCTTTTTGATACCAATAGATGCGGAAACGAGCCCGTTACTGGTTAAGCCATCTTCTTTTACTCTTGGAGCGGAGCCTTCCCTAAGAAATCCTTGTTCAATTTCTTTATTAAGAGACTCCCTGCGATGCTCCGAAACGCTTTGAGCCACCAATGCACTTACTTGTGGAACATTGCTTTTGCTTTCCAAATATTGTTCTGACTTTGACTTTTGCATATTCACCTTTAACGTAATGGCTTCAAATTGCTATATATCAGTTGGCTATCAATAATATAGCATATTCTAATGCTTCTTCGATTGTAAGTTAACCTTAACAAAAAAGGAGCGCTATGAAATATCTCTTCTTCTCATTGATTATATCCATATTGGTTGGAGCTTCTGTTTGTTGTGCGCCGGCAACGCCGCCAAAAACACCTGGTCAACAAGAAAAACAGTTTGTAGAATCTCTGCAAGAGAAAACTGTGGCTCTGGTGAAAGAAGATTCTGAAGGAAGCATATATCCGTTTTGTAGCGGTGTGTGGGTGGCAAAAGATTTAATTTTGACCGCCCATCATTGTTTAAAGGGAGAATCTCCACTTATTCGATACAAAACAATCAAAGATAGAGAGGGAGATGGTAGAATTTCTTTTCCTGTCAAGATGGATCAATTCAATGACCTTATGTTGTTAAAAGCCATTGACGGAGAATTGCCAAGCCACCCAATTGTCGGAATATCTAGAGCAGATTGGGTGGGGGAAAAAGTGCATATAATTGGTCATCCCAATGGTCTATGGTGGACTTATTTTGCTGGAGAAATTTCTTCTCGCAGAAGAACTTACGATGTTAATGAGGACAAATATCAAAAACTACTTCAAATTTCCGCCCCTGTTTGGAAGGGAAATTCTGGAGGAGGGGCTTTTGACAAAGACGGTAATTTAGTTGGAATATCTTCTTGGATTATGCTAGATATCCCACTAACAGCTTTCTTTATCCATAGAGAAGCTATTATAGAATTTTTGGATGGTACGGAATCGATCTAGAATCTACGATTCACATAGCCGCCAACAACCATTGGAGGCGGCTTCGTTCCATTCCTCATCAGTATTGGGTTGTTGGTGCTTAATCCATTTGTAATAATAAATTTATAACCAATATAAGCATTTAACAATGCCGCAAATCCATCGTTTGGACCGCTTTTTATATAGTGGATGGTAGGATCTCCACCACGAGATATACTGGGTTTTATTTCATTGTTACTGCAATGCTGAATTAACCAAGCCACTTTTTCATAATCCCCAAGGGGGAATCTAATTCTTCCTCCCTTTAGTTGCTCAATTAATTCGCTATAATAAAAGTTTTTTTGAAAGGTTATTTCTTTTGGAAAAACTTCTTTATTATATTTAATGTGACCATTGACAGTGTTATGAGCCCTGCTTACTAAGTATCTGTCTCCGTAGGCAATGTGCAATTTTTCAGAAAAATCTTGAGAGAAGCCAATGTCTCCGATTGCCAATTTGACACTGTACTGACGCATAACCTGATCAATTAGCTCTTTTTTATATTCTTCGTCATTTCTTTTAAAGATTCTGCAATATTCTATAGAAAGTAATTGAGGTCCTTTTGCCATTAAAATTACAGCGGTAGTGTAAGATTGTCCTTGGCTACCGGACTTGTTTACATCCGCCATTTCTTCCAAATTGCTTTTAAGACCATAATCTATTCCCAAGGTAACAATGAGATCTTCTTCCATAGGAATAGAAGCTCTCATTTTTCTTTCCAAATCTCCACACAGCTCCCTAATTTCTTCCGCAGTTATTGGGCTAGAATCTCCTTGGAAAAATTCTCCTAAAACTTCGTTTCTATAAGATCTTTCTGTTGCAATAGGGTGGATGCCAGGCTTTTCTGACATAATTTTTTCTTTTGTAAAGCTAGGCATGTAAAGCTGGTTGATATGGAAGCCAACCATTTGACAATCTTCGTCTGGTTTGGAAGATATCCACTTACCTCTTTCTGCGGCTGGTCTCTTGTCCTGCTCATGACCGCACTTGGTGCATTTAACAATAAAGTCATGAATCCATATTTTTTCCCAATCGTCACTCTCTGGAGTGTACAGGGGAAAATATTCCTTGCAACGCTCGCATCCAAGATGGTAATATTGTTGAGAGCTAGCCATCCACATCTTATAATAATCAGAGCCCTTCTTTTTAGGAGTTCCGAAATAAACTTGAACGCCATCACCTATTCTTCCGTACTTAGCGGCATTGAGCATCTTTACAGAGTTGCTTATGGCGGTTCCGGTAATGTCCTGGCAATTGTGAGCTACTAATCCACAATCATCTTCTAAAACAATAAAATTATGATTGTCTTTGATTTCTAAATCATAAACAATATCTTCTAGCTCGGTTTTTGAAACCGATTGAACTAAAGAGTAGCTTTTGCTGCTGTTCATTATCCAACAGCCAGCAACCATATCTTCTACCCTCTTCCAGCCATCATCTGTGAGAAATCTATGATTTCCAGTGCACAGCAACTTCTTACCCTCATACTTTAATTCGAAAAGTTTTCTTTTTTCGCGCTGCCAAGCATTAACAATTTCTTTATATTCAAACTCTCCAGAATCTTCATTCAGGGTTAAAACCCTTGGCAATCTATCTTTGCTAACAAACATGGCATGTAGCTTTCCAATGGGAATATTTCCAGCCTCTGTTTGAATCTTTTGATCATAGGGAAAGCACTCATCGAAAAAGATAACATCAGCCGAACGACCACGAAGCCTATCTGCATTTAAACCCGTGGATTCTATCCATACGTGATTTCCTCCGGAAAATTGCTTAAAATGCAGGGAGTTGTTGCTATCGCTTGTTGTATCTAAAAGTTGCTGCATAAAAGATTTGCTCTTGCCGACAATCTTTTTTGAAGTTGATTCATGAGAATCAACAGAATCAACAATCATTGGGTTTAATTTTGTTTTACTATAGGCGGCAGCATGGTCCAATTGAGGAAAGGCGTGAATAACCCTAATAGGTGGGTTCTTGCCGTTTCCAAAAAGACCGGACCCCATAAAGTACATTTCTAAAGCGGAAGCCATTGTAGTGCCGCCTACCTGCCTGGACTTTACCAAAATCATTGGCTTGCCATTGTTCTCCAAGGCTTTAACGCCAGCATATCGGTAAATATCGACAAATGGTTTATAGCCCGTTCCGTTGAGCTTAAATGGCTTACCATCTAACGTTAGATGCTTTTCTATAAAAGCAACAGGGTCCAACATGAGTAAGCGTTCTTTTAACCCTAGAAAAATATCTTTTGAATCTGACATGTTACTTTACATATATCAAAGAAAATCGCCCG